CTTATTAAACGCTTCTTCAGCGTCTAAGTTATAAAAACTAGCAAAGTCACCTGCAAGACCTGAGAGGTTTTCTGACATTATAACCAATGCTTGCCCAGTAATTTTACTGCTCTTTAACATCGCTCCCATTGTCCCACTAAATTGCTTAGCTTGAAGTTTTGCCAACCCAAAATTCTCTAAAGCCACATCTGCCCATTTATCTATCCGATTTGCACTTTGAACAAATGTTGTATCAACAACGTTTTGTACCTCATTCAGGTCAGAGGCCAAGTTAAGACCCTTATTTGCAACAACAGCCAAAGTAGCTGTCACAACACCACCCACAGTTGCAGCAGACTTGATTATGCCATTAATATATTTATTCGACATTTGCGTAAGCTTTTTCATTGATGACGAGGTCTTTGTGGTCTCTCCCTGGGCTTTCCTAAGGGCATTTTGTAGAGAAGGGTCTACTTTACCAGCTAATACAATCAGAGCTTGCAGTTCTCTTTTACTAGCCATGCCTATTCGCCTCCTTCCGCTGTTGTTCATTTATCTTCTCAGCTTCGTCAGCAAGATCTTCGTAAAATTCCACCAAGTCCGTTAAAGGCATTTGCATACATTCAGCTCTGGTCGTGGATGTATGCATAGTTATCTGTGCTATTGCTTCTCGGATGTATTGTTCTGCGACGTACCCTCCGAATCTAAGAAGAAAAAATCTCTTACTAATGCCTCTGCTTTTGCTGAATCTTTAGCACTCATCCTGAGCACATCGTTTATATCAAGACTTTCATTTGCTTTAGCAGCAGCTTCTGAAAACATATATAAGTGATAGTCGCTATCAAGCTCTTGTACGGACATAACATTTCCAGCTTTCTTATAGTTCTTGCCCGCGTTCAGCTTATCCTGAGCAGTCATCTCATCAAAGTCGTATTTCAGTTCTTTTACTTCTTTGCCGTTAACCATAATAGGTTTTGATAATTTTAAAATATCCAATCTTAAAACCTCCTCAGATATAGAATTGCGGCAGCCCTAAAGAGCTGCCGCAATTTGTGAAGCGTAATCTACGCCGTTTACTTTGTAAATGTAATTGAACTTATCAATCAGAAGTACTTCAACACCGTCGATGATTCTTCTGAAGTAAAATACCTCGTACTCATTAGAACCGTCCATGCCGGCAGAAGGCTCAAGCTTACCATTGTCTTGCTTTTTAGGAACGCACTTGATAAAAGCCTTATGAGCTTCTACTCCGATTTTAATGTTATTGGTGTCAAACTTATCCACGACCCACCGCACTTCAAATTCCTGAAGTCCTGGTGCAGATATCGCTACTGCATCAGCTCCTGAAATCCGGAAGTTTGTAACAAAAACCATACTCCCAGGCTGCGCATATGATGGCCAATCAATTTCACCGAGAATTCCAGCTCCTTTTAAGGTGTCAGTTAACATTTCCGCTGATGGCAGCTGTATATCTGTTGTTTCTGCAATTTGTTTTTGTTTCCCAAAAATTTTTGCATAAATGCTGTATGCTATAGTCTTATTAGCAATCTTCATTAACTTTCACCTCCATATAAGGTGCTGATTCCGGCAGTGGTGTACTGCACCTTAAATGTCAGACTCTTGCCCGGTGGAGTTGTTGTAGTCTGTACATCAAATACAAAGTCGCCTTCAACTATGCTTGCCACTGGATTGCTTGTTTCATTGAAGGCTATTTCCGCCAATAGCACTTTTCCATCTGATACCAAAGAATTCAACCATGCTTGAGCATCATTCAGGATTGTATCTACCTTTGCTCTGTTTAATGGTGAGTCGATATCAGCCATGTAATTGACCTGGAACATGTTTGTAAGATATCTCATCATCCTAATACTGCAGTCAAATTTGTCCTTCGGATCTATCTCTGTGCCGTATTTGTAGTTGCCGTTATGAGGTCCCCAAAGGACCCATCTGCCAGCTCTATAGGTCACGGTAGTAATGCCTTCGCTGTTAAGGTCATTAGCCTGAGCTTCATCAAACATTATTGCAGTACCATTAGCTACCACTGTACCAGTAATGTCCAGAGGCTTGTTTGATGGACTTTCATAAGGAGTATTGTCATTTTCATAGTCGGTCTGCTGCATTCTAACAACTGTCAATGTGGACAGCCAGAACTCCTTATCCTCTTTTATAACCTTTGGCCAACACACCTTTGCTTCTTTATCAGTGTACGTATTGGTTGTCTTCCAGGTCTTAGCCTCTGCCAAAGTATCGGCTGCAGTGCTGTCGATATCCACAACGCACACCGCATCCCAATGTCCGTTTATCTTGTTTGCGATTGCAACTAAAGCTTCATATACTGTAGGATTTTGACGCCAGCCAGGAGCAGCAAGTATGGATGGTATTACTCCAAACATCTGATAAACAAGCTCTACGCAATCAATACCGGTTCTAACTCCGTCTACACTTGTACCACCTATAATGTCAACCGAGGCTACCGGTGATAATTCTGTGTGTATTGCTGGATTATACACGTTAATGAAGATTACAGGACCTATAGGTCTTATACTGTTTTTGAAGTGGGCATACATCGCTTCACACAAAGTATTTTTATCCCAGTCATCTGAATAGCCCAGCTTAGTTTTGCAATCCTCAAATGTGTATGCAATTACTGGCTTATTGATTGCTGCGGCCGTATCCACAACCTCGGTAAGTGGAGCAGTGCCTATGTATATCGGTATAGTTCCAACGCCTAAAGGCGGCAGCTTATCTTGGGTAGGCACTTGCTCCCCAAAAGCCCCATGTAAATATGGCATATTTTCACATCCTTTATAAATAATTTTTTACTGTGTCGGGTATGTATTCCATAGATGCGCATTCCGCGCCAAAAGTCAGCCAACCATACCAATAAGGATATGGGCTATCTTGATACATACCCCACTTAAAAGGCCGCCTTAATGATGTTTCACCAATAACAGCAGCCTTTGCCAGTTCCATTCTTGTTCTTGTAATTAAATTTAGAATATCCTTGTAGCCTTGGAAATTTGGTGTAAACTTACCATTTGCATATTCGCCCGGATTATATACAACGAAAGTAATCCGGATGTTTAAGCTAGCTTCAGTACCATCATCTTGGCCTTCTTCTAATCCTACTAACATACAAGGCACCGCCGATACCAATTCTGGCGGCAAAAAGTTATTTGGCGGAATATAGCACTCGAATACAGCGGGATTGACAAGCTTATATTCGTTTAAGTTTTCTTCTGCCGCCTGCAGCTTAAACTTAGAAGCTACCTTTTGCTCCAGAAAAGATTTCAGGTCTTCAAGGATCATATTGTCGGTCATAAATATCATCCCTTTATATTTTTTGCTGCTTTATCGAGTCTGTATTTGATTTCATGGTCAATACGCTCATTCAGCTTATTAGTCATTGCCTCTGATATTATAGGCTGAACTGATTCATTTTCAACCATTTGAGGTATTGATAAAGTCCGAAGGACAGTGATGGGCAGCCTCTTTTGCCCTTTCCTTACAAATACGTTATATTGCACCTTATCAGCTGATTTCGCCCCAGTAGGTGCAATAAAAGCACTTGGATTTGTTTTTACTTCCTTTTTGCCGCCATTCTTAATTTTTACCTTGACTTTACGTTTTGTGTTTGGCAGTTTAGGAGTAAAGGGGAAATGCACAAATGTTAGCCTTCCCCCCTTGATAACTATGTTTGCTGATATATCTCCCTTGCTCGCAGGGTTCTTTTTGATAGCTGCCTTAACCTCAGATTGTTTTATCGAATATACCTTTGGTACGATCTTTGCAATCTGGGTCACACCATGGTCTAGAGCTCTGTTTAGTGCCGATGCAATAGCACCAGGCATTTGCTTTTCTAGTCCCTTCAGCTCTTTTCCTACTTTATTGAGGCTGCTAACATCAATAGTTATCTTACCTGTAGCCATCTAAACATCATTCCTACGCAATATTATTTCATACAATCCTGCATCAGGTCTTACATCAAATACTTGATAAATCTTATTATCAAAGTATTGTACAGCATCTACCTTGGGAGGCGGACCATAATCAGCCGCTGACACATAATATAGAAGCTCACCCACAGATATGCCGTCAAACTCCTTATTGCTTCGTTGCATCAACCTATCGTTGTCAACGACTACATTCAAGATTCGGCCATCTATGTTGTGAGCTTCTGCAAATTCATCTGAATTGATGAAAGTACTTATATCTGCAGCTAATAACTCTTTAAAGCTCATGAGCATCACCTACCTACTGCTGTTCACCGGGAACTATGACATCTGATGCATTGAAGCCGCCGACTAATTTGCTTGGATCTTCCGAACCGCCTTTACCTGATTGGTCATCATCATCATTACCTGTTAAGACTTCCAACTTGGTAGCAGCAGCAGCTAAGACAGTCTTTCTATGCTTGTTTGCCAGCTCTTCTGCCAATATCTTCTCAACGTCTTCTTTGACATTGGAAGCTTCGATTAGCTTAATCAGTTCTTCAGCGGTAGGAGTGTTATCTTTCTCTTTTCCAGACAGCTTATCACCAGTTCCATCAACTTTTTCTGCATATCCGTCATCTATAAGAGATTTTTCATCTGCAGGGGACAAGTTTGAAATCGTGTCCCCTGGCTTATATTCTTTTCCGTGTGCCCTTACTTTAACTCCAATTACCTTTACCATTGCCAATACCCCCTAAATTACATCAAGAACATACCAGCTGTCTACATCGAAAGGTCTTGGTATAGGCTTTGACGAAAGCACCATTTCCTTAACGTTGCTTTGCTGATTGATTAGTGTTCTTGGTATTCTTGTACCTTCATAGGTCACATACTCACCATCATTAAAGCTTGTCTGCTCTAAGTAAGTGATAGCGCCGTATGCTATATCACCGACTTCTCCTGGAAGTATAACAACATGGTCATCAGGAATAAATCTCTTAACAGTTCCATCAACGTCCTTATACCATGCGTAGTAAGCCCACAGTTGGATACCTAGCTCAGTGAGGTCGCCAAGATATACAAGACCATTGCCGTTTTGTGTTCTTACCTCAGGTGCTATCATGCCAAGGTTAATTCTTGTGTTGTCTAAGCGAGCCATGAAATCTGCATCCTTTTGCAGCAGCTCCCAAGCTGTATCTCCGACTACTATTGTTGTAGGATTGTATCCTGCTTTTCTTACAGCAGTGACCGCCCTCTTCAGGTCAGCATACTTTGTAGAAGTAGCTTGATCCCACTTAGCTGCGTCCATCAGTACTTCCTTTTGAGTAAATCCATAGTCTATTATAATGTCAACATACTTTGTTAGATCCTCACTATAGTAGCCTTTTGCGTTTATTTTACCTGTAGTGAGCACCTGAGCAATCATCAGCTCTTCAGATCTTGAGATTGCATCATCCATTTCTTGCATATCTTGCTCAATGTAATACTGCTGTCTTTCTTCCGGACTCATTAAAGTATGAGTATTTTCCCCTGGAATTGTTTTTTGTAGGATTTTTGGATCCAGTACTCTCTTAGGAGCGATTGTAGGAGGTGCATACTCTTTAGTTGTATACCCTTGACGCTCCATGAGGATGCCGTTAACAAGTGGTGCCACGAATGGGGCCACTATATAACCGCCTTTTCTTACATCGAGTTCAACTTTTTCAGTATCGAAAGTCTCGAACTTAGGGAAAAAAGTGTCTCTCAAAAAAGTAGAAACGGGCATATTCTTTTCGAATACCCCGCCTTGGGTTCTTGGGATATGTCTATCAATTTGTGTCATTTAAAATGCCCTCCTTTTAGTATGCTATTTCATCAGCTAGGTATATACCCACATCTCTCAAATCTGCGTCGAGAGTAGCCGGTGCACCGTTTACGCCGAATATAAGTGCTTTTTTGTTGAACTTGCCTGACTTATAGCTGGAAGCAATAACATCAGCAGCTGTTGTGTCGATAGAATCTTCAGCAAGTATAAACTTTGCTGTTTGAGATCCATCTACAGCATTTTTATCGCAAAGTATGCCTTTACCGGTTGCTGTTTCAATGCCTATTACAGATCCTCTGTTGAGAATGCCCTGACCAGCCTTAAGCGTAACGCCTTCCACCAGTACCGGTATATCAGCGCCAGCCAAGAGCTTATCAGGTTCATTAGTTGCTAATACTGCATATCCGCCTAATCCCTCTCTCATTATTTTTCACCCTTTCTTGCTCTTTCAAATTTTGCGCCTACTTCAGATATTACGTTTTCTATCTTCTTAGGCTTTTGCTCCCCTGTGGAAACAGCATTATTAGCTGCAGCTGCTACTGCTTGCACTCCTGAATTCTGTGTCTCAGTAGCAACATTCTGTAAGTATTCTTGACCCTTCTGTGCATTCAGCTTCATAGCCTCAAAAGCAAGCTTTTCAGCATTCATAGGCTCTTCGAACTTGGCCTTATTAACCAGTGCAGGGTCAATGTTTTTAGAAATCTCTTCGATGTTCTGGATACGTTGCCTTTCTTCCTTTGCGCCTTCCTGTTTAGCGTTATTCTCAATTTGAGCCACTAAATCCGGATAGGCAGCTCTTAATTCTTCTAGGTTCATAATCTTCTTTTCTCCTTTCGAGTTTGAGTTTGCTATATTTGCTACAGGTGTTTGCTCTGCGGCAGTTGCCTGTGGAGCACTTTGGATAAACTCAATAAGTTTCTTCTTGGTATCATCCATTGAATTTATAATTGCTAATCTACTTAGCATAAAATTATTTTCAACTGGTGTTGATTCATTTGCATCTGAATAAAGAATTTTATCAGCAAATCCTTGCTTTATTGCTGTTTTTGCTGACATATATGTTTCATTATCCATTAATTCAGATATCTTGTTTCTTGATTTGCCAGTCTTTGCTTGGTAAGCATTCATGATGGTTTCCTTTACCTCGTCCAATACATCTGCAGCATGACGGAAATCCTTTGCTTCGCCCCAACCCCCAGAAAGATATGACATAGGATTATGTATCATCATCATTCCCACAGGACTAATGAGTATTTCATCTCCCGCCATTGCAATAACCGATGCTGCGCTCATGGCCTTTCCATCAACCTTGACTGTAACTTTTGCACCACTTTGCTTATGTTCCATCAGCGCGTTATACATGCCAGCACCAGCGAATACATCACCACCATAGCTATCAATCCAAATAGTGATATTTTTACCTTTATGTTTTGATAGCTCAGTTCTGAAAGCATTTGGTGAAGCATGAGGAATACCAAACCAGTCATAAATCCATGAATCTCCATCGTCTAAGATTTCTCCAGTTATCCGAAGTTCCACTTCATTTTCATTCTCCTGATTATTTGAGAAATTCCAAAACCTAGCCATTGTTTTCATTTCCTCCTTCCTTCAAAGGTTTTATTTTTGATAACTGCTCATTTTCTTTCTGAATTTGAGCAATATTATCATCCCAATTACCACCAGTGAGCTCTGTAGTCTCACGTTCACGTGTTGAATAACCCTGTTCAACTCTCTTGGTTGCAGCGTCAACCTCTTTTACAGGGTCAAGCATACCTTGTGCCGGGCCTATCCACTCTGCATTGCACCATGCCTTCTTAATAAGTGGGTCGTTAAAGAACCCTGGTGCCTTTACTCTACCAAGTGCTACAGCCTCAGATAACCACAACTCATAAATTGGCTGACAAAAGTCATTCGCAAACCAGCCTCTACGCATTCTGAACATTTTCCAAGCTTCCAACATGGCGGCTCTGGATGCAGAATAAGAAGAATTGAAAGCTTTTGTCAAAAGGTCGGCCGGTATCTCTAATGCAGAGCCAATTTGTCTTGCCATGGTGTTAAAGAACATCTCAAAGCCACTGGAAGGACGCTTTGGATCTGCAAAGATAACATCTTCACCTGGGCCTAAAACATTAATAGTCCCAGATCCCAATTCATAAGAATTTGGGTCCTCCTGATCCACTTGGTCCTCATCTGCTATTGCATCCATTATTGGGTTACTGCCTTTGTTGCCTTCATACTTAATAAAGGCAGTAAAAAAAGCCTGAACGACAGCTGCTGTCAATTCGGCTTCTGTATATCGCGATATCTGTTTTAAGGTTTCAATTACCGGCGTTAGGTAAGGCACTCCCCTATACTGTTCACATCGTTCTGACTCCATAAGCTGCAACACATTTGGATTTCCAGTCTTTTCTCCTACAGCTTCAACTCTAGTCCATTCGGTCTTTTTGCCTTTATCGTTGGAGCCTGGATACTGGTTGGCAATCCAATACGCTACAATGGCGCCGGTACTCTTATCCACTTCAACCCCGTTGTAAATAGGGTTGCCGTTATCTTTGTTTTCGCCAATTGTTTTGTTTGCTATTAAGAATGACGCTTTCGCGCTATTGCTTGGTGTGCTTATTCTATCAGCTTCGATAAGATGAACCCTTAACCCATATGGCATGTAAGGCTTTCTATCATCCATCTTCATGACACCGAAGGCATCACCATTTAGCAGCCACGACAAAAGTGCCAGCTGCTGATTTTCATAGAAATTGTTTATCCTAAGCGAATCACTGAATTTTGAATCAGCCCACAACGAGAATTCTCGTTCAATCTGCTTTTCATAAGATTGCGCTTGCTCAGGTGTTATACCTAAAGTTATATAATCAATTCTACTTTTTAGCTTAAGGCCAGATCCTACAATGTTCGTCCTGTTTGTTTTTAATGCAGATACCGCCACAGGAGCTGACATATATAAGCTTCTTGAGCGCTGTCTTAATGTATTGAGGTTGGCATCAATATCTTCTCGGGGGCTTTTACTGTTTGTTGTCCACCCCTTCATCGATTTCTTCTGATGACTGGCGCCAGATTCGGAGTAACCGCTATTTTGTATCTTCTCCATAGCCCCAAGCCTAGCTCTTGCAACTTCCCGCCGCACAGCAGCCTCCGGGTTTATGACTGCAATTGCTCTATCTATTACATTCAAGGTTAATCACCTCATCTCAAAATTAAAGATCACGTGGTGTTATTCTAAAAGCTCTGCGTGATCCTTTTCCGTTACTTTCTATTTGTGTTTGCAGCTCATCACATTTATTTTCAAGCTGTGATATTGTGCTTCGAATCTCATTCAAGTCAGCCCTTCGCAAGCTTCTACTGCCTATCCTGTATTCTTGGCCAGATAATACCGCTTCTTCAGCAGCATAGTATAAATCTAGTCTTCTTTTCGTGCTATCGAGCCTACTTTGTAAATCAACACTCATGAATTTACCCCCAGTTTTTTTAAATTTCTATACCCTTTTTGACCACTCCACGCTTTCTATGAGGCTTTTTAGGAGCTAAATTTGCGGTTTTCTCACCTGCTAATATCGCATTTTGCAGCCTTTTTTCTACTTCGTCAAGGTTAGGATTGAGTATTTCAAAGGCTGCTTGAGCGTAATTCCGCAGGTCAAGAGGCTCATTTCTTTTGGTTGTACCGGCGACTTTCTCCCAAACAAGTCTTATTTGGCCCTTATATTTATGCCTAACCGATTTCTCAGATATCAGACCTTTGAAATAAATTCGGTCATAACCTCTACTTTCATCATTCGGGAAGTGGCAATAGCCAGGGCCAGGCTCTTTTATCTTAAGTCTTCCCATTATTTTTGCCTTTCCGGAGTCAACACCCAAAATAAATACCGCAGCATTTTCTTTCTTGCTACGGTATAGCTTATAAATTAATGGGTATCCTGTGCCTCCCATACCTTTTATGGCGAATATACGTTTATGTTCATTAGCTTTAGTGAATTTATATACTTCTTCAGTAAAATGTCCTCCGGAGTCAACGCAGGTAAATGATATCTTTAATCCAATTCCATTCTTGAAACGAAACACAGTATCTATCTTATCTAAAAGGAATTGCTGAGTTTCTTTTTTATCTGGAGAACCCATGATGATACCTTTTTCTATACCCCAAGTTTCCTCACCTTTGCCGTAGCCCACAACCTCATACTCAAATCTGTCATCCTGGACGTCAACGGCAGCTGTCAGTATCAATACGCCATCAGGAAGCTCTGCAGGATATTTTTCGCGACGTTCAAGCAAGAAATCCTCATTCTCAAACTCGCCTTCCTCTTCCCAAGTTTCACCGAAGATAGTATTCTTAACAACTTTATACTTGTCTGGGTCCTTTTTTGCTTTAAGCCACTGTAGAACAATGTCCTCCCACCTCCACCATGGAGAAACGAATGCGTTGATGTGGAAGCTCCTTACGTTTTCTGCGCTGGGATTATCCGCTATCCATTTGCCTTCGGTGTTCGACCAATCAAATTCATCATATTTAGCTCCGCAATGAGAGCATCTATATACAATATTCCAGACTTTATAATTGCCTTTATCATCCTTGGAATACTCAAACTTGACTCCGTTAATGTTTATATATTCATAACTGCCGCATTCAGGGCATTTCTTACGCCATTTCTCCTGAGTGCCGGCAAGATATTCCTCTTCGATGCGGCAGATTCCCTTTATTCCGGGAGAAGAAACAAATACTTTTTTACGGTTGAAGAATGTAATTGTTCTTTTTTCACCAAGGCTTAAAGGATCACCCTCATCACCAGCTGACACAGGAAACCTTCCAATTTCATCGGCCAGAAGAATTCTTATAGGTTTTGACGCCAATCCAGTAGGGCTATTAGCTCCGACCAGTGTCAAGGATCCTCCAGGGAAATTCTTATTCAGCTTTGTATTGTTGCTGTCACGGCTCTTCTTATCAGCAACCTTTTCATTAAGAACTTTTGTATCTCTAAACAGTGGATCCAATCTTCTTGTTGAATAATCTTCAGCTGCGTCAAGTGTGGGCTCAATCAACATCATAGGACATGGGTCTATATCTATAAAATAGCCAATGATATTGTTGATGATCTCATTCTTTCCAGCCTGAGAACATGTCATCATTACAACCTTTTCAATTGTGGGGTTATTGACGGCATCCATTATCTCGACCTGGTAGGGAGCTCTATCATTGCTCCATTTGCCTGGTTCAGCAGAAGATTCGAAAGAAAGAACTCTGTTTTGTTCTGCCCATTGGCTTACTTTGATTTGTGGAGGTGGGGCGACGGTTTTTACTATTTGCTTAAACAGATTAATTGTTTTCTTCTTCATCCTCCACACCTTCAATCTCTCCTGTAAACATTGCTGGGTCATATTCTGAAAGCTCAAGCAACACATCCTTTATTTCTTTGTCTAAAACAGAGCTTATTATATTAACATTTTTCTGTTTTACAAGCTTCGGCGCAAGCTTATAAGGCAGACCAAGCATTTTACTACGAAAAGTTACAAGCATATTAGTCATTACTCGCTCAACATCCTTTGCATCATGGAGCTGGCCTTTGAGCTTTGCATTAATCATCTCGGCCTTTTCTCTTTTAGCCTTTTCATGCAGCGCCTTCTCTGTATCATAATTTGCATTATTTGAAGGCTGCAGTTTCCATGTGTAGTACAACTCAATATTCTTTGACAGCTCAAATTTACCATCAGCATTCTTAACCAGGGTATTTTCATTCTCAAGCTGCTGTACTCTTCTTTGAGTTATTCCTAAAACTTTAGCTAAATCAGAAGAGCTAACAAATAAAGGCAACATTTTCGCCACCACCTTCGTTTTTGTTAATTAATGTATAAAAACACGACACGCACGAAATCAATAAGAAAAATTTTATATCTAGCAAAATCTCGGGACTCGCCAGTACCGCAATGAGTATGAGCTCCAGAAGGACCCATGAAAAAAAGCGAGTTCATTAATAAACTCACTCTAAATTCTCGGCACGTGTCTTAAGCCTATATATGCTGGTAGTTTGATTAGTAAATACTTTCTAATCCTTGGAAATAGTTTGTCTTGCGTAAAATAAATTCTACCCGTATGATCTATCACACATAAAGTATTCCATATTTGCTTCAATTCATTTTCGGTGTAGGATTCTTTCTTGATTTCTGCAATCATTCGCTTTTCTCCTGGTGCAAGATACGGATCACCAGTAATTTCAAATATTTGTAATACAACTTGCTTGAATGATAGCCTTGTAACAGTTGAAATAGTTACTGGTATATAACCGGTATTTGTTACTATTACTTGTACCGCACTTTTACCTTCATCATACTTAACAGGTACATACAAATAAATTTGAGGTTTATCCTTTCTTAAAGCTATGATAATTGCGATTGCAGTTATTAATGACCCGGCAACTTGTCCAATTGCAGAAACTGCGTTCCAATCTATTTCGTATGGCATATTAACTCACCTCCCTTCAATTACCATATTCGGCAATCAAAAGGAAATTCCTGCTAAATGATAAGGCCCAGCACGGAGGAGTATGCCAGGCCTCCACGCTATCTTTGTACTATACAGTTCATAAATGGACAATAAAAGCTTAACCCTGTCCAAGTGCTCCAGATACATTTATAACACTTATGCTCTTTATAGTCATCCATAAAAACACCTCATTTATGCTACAGCCCCCACCCCTAGCAATCGTAGCATTTTCCCTCTGCAGTTGATACAGAAAACGCGGAATCAGTCCACATCCACCGATGGAACCTCCGTTTCAGTTCACTCATTCTTGTGCAGCTTCCAAACTAATTATTTACAAATAAAAAGCCCACCGCTAATCAGTGGGCTTTTGTCAATTATGTACTGTATAGGAGTTTTATTTCTATACAGCTTTTCATAATACGATTATATAACAGGTCGATTTGCATGAAAAGTGCAATATTTTTGCAAAGTTTTCGCAGCTAGTTTTCTCAGTTATTTTAGCTGGATTCCATTCACTCCAAAGAGTAAAACGCTTAATTGTCTAATCATGTCGTTAGCCCACCTCCGAGCAGTTGTTACATCGCAATGATTATCTACAGCAAGCTCTTCGAAGCTGATTCCATCAAAATATGCCTTCTTCAAAACCTCAAATTTATGATGCTCATTTTTATCCTTAGCCCTTATCGACAACAGTTTGATATTTGCTTCGATATGAGCCACCATGATTATTGTTCTACAACGGCTACGTCGTATGGACTCAATAAAGAGCTCAGGTTCAATATCTTGCATCAGCTTATTATAGAAATCTGTTTCTTGTTCTTCGACTTCTTCTTGAGACAGAGCTTTTGAATCAACCAATTCAGATAGATTAAGATCATCAAACGAAATATCTTCTCTGTTATCTTTAGCATTAACTATATGGTCCCTAAGCTTTATATAGTTTTCCAACAGCAGCTTTGTGTTCTTAAAAGCAAAACTCTTAAATTTACGCTCTTGTTCAGTAGTATATTCCTTAAGGACTTCACCAGCAGCTATTTTTGCTATATCAAATAGTTTTTGTTCAGCCTTATTTGTTTTTGCATTTGCCATGTTTACCTCCTTTTCTGCTATTCAGCAATCTTCACCAGCATTTCATTATTTTTTGACTTTCATATACAATCTTCACCATTAGCCTAAACCATTGATTTTACTTTATTTATATATATTTATTTTTCTTTTTGATGAATATTGGTGAAGTAAAAATATAAAAGTACTATATGAAAAAATATAAAAAAAGTTATAGAAAACAAATCACCACATACACCAATTTATTCTTGAATGCAATCTCAAACACTAGCATTTTCAACTACTCAGCTTAGATGGTGAAGATTGAAAAAATGCTGATGTACATGATGAAGTTAATCATTTTTGCCAGTAGGTTTGTTGGAATACATCTTCAACATCATCCGGAGTAGCTACTCCAATACCGACCCAGTCATACCTTCTACTTCTGGTGACCTCCTGCATAAAACCCTTTTCTCGCATTGCACGAACAAAGCTCTTTGCAGTAAGCGTTTTATAATTATTCTCTTCACACCACCGCTCATATTCCGCGTAGAGATGCTTACCCGAGCATCTTATACTTCTACCTACAACACAGCACGCAGATATGAACTCACCAAACATATCCTGATCCTGCTTATACTCTTCTGTAGCAGCTAAAACTTTTGCCGGCGGATTCAGCCCTTGCTTTTGCCATTGCATGCAGCCTTCTACAGCCCAGCGTAGTATTGCAGGGTACTCAATCTTTAGCTTCTCCGGAAGCTTCACGTCCTTCTCGGTATCTGATATGTATGCATTAAAAGGCACAATTCTAATTCTGCGCCATATACCTATATCTGTACCCTTGATGATGGGCAAATGATTTACGGCCATCCAAATTTTAAATACCGGCCGATACTCAAAGGCATCAGCATATAATCTTTTGGCCACAATTAAATCACTCCCGGTGAGCTTCTTTACCAGCGCTTCATTCAGCTTAACACCGTCATTTGTCTCCACCGTAGTAACCAGTCTGGAACCCTGCAGCATAGCAACCTCATTACTGGAGTTCTGATTATTTCTGCGCTCTGTAAAGAGCTCCATATCTGCAGTCTTAGAATAATCCCCCAGGATGTCACTGAGTACATTAAACAGTGTACTCTTACCATTACTGCCGGTGCCATGACACATAAAAAAACACTGTTCTGCAGTAGATCCTGTCAGACTATAGCCGACAGCTCTCTGGATGAAGCTGATCAGCTCCTTATCACTGCAGAATATCTTATCAAGAAAAGCTTCCCATGTAGGTGCTTTCCCTTTGGGGTCATATGTGATAGGCGTTATTTTGGTGACCATATCATTGCGGTCATGCTCACGGAGCTTTCCCGTCTTTAAATCAATAGTCCCATTCTCTGCAGCAAGCAGCCAGTTACTCTTATCGAGCTCCAGAGGATCCACCGGTACTCCCGGTAAACTACGGGCCTGTTTAATCATTGCATTGAGCTTTGCATCATCGCAGCTCTTACGCGCATGCCGGAGAATTGCATCCCTCTTTTCGTCCGGAGCACTAAACGCTTCCTGGATTATCCCTCTAGCCGTCTGCCTGGACATCTCATATATTTCACCCTTGTTATCAATCCTCCAGCGATTCTTGTCCCACACCAGCCATGACTTAAAAGGGAAGCAATATCTCAAATTCTCACCAAACTTGGCAATCAACCTTTCAGCATTCCCTATATCGTCCAGGGTAAATGACTTTTTCTTTTCCTTTTCCTTTTCCTGTAGCAGCTGGTCAAAGCCATCATCATAATCTGGAGGAAGTTGCTCCTCGAAGCTCATCACCGTCTCAGGCGCCTTCCGCTGCCTTTCTTTTTTCGGCTCATACACTTCATCACACTTATCGATTGCTTCCTGAATTGTCATGCTGCCATACGTACCCCCAGGACGGCGCTCATCCCATTTGTCACGGAACAAAGCTGACATCCTGAAGATACGATCCATTGCATCAGCATCTCTGCCTGTCCAAAATGCAAGCATATTGCAAAGTGCCATGTCTGCCTCACTGGGGCTTGCATACAATCCGTTCCAGTCACCTCTATAAAGGCTCTCAAACCTGTTACCGTTTTTAGATGACATAGCCTTTTTAATAAGCTCATCATCCGACATCCCAAATACAGAGTTATTTCCCTTGTGTACGTTTTCATTAGATTTTGATACACTCTTAGAAGATTTCTGCACATTTATATACTTTTGGTGTACGATGGCTAGCTGCTCAGTACGTTCATATATCGTGTCTCTTCCCTCAATTACATCTCCAGACATAACAAAATATCTGCCTTTATAGTACAACTCAAATTTACCATTACGGGACCTTCCATCAGGAACGGTTCCTTTGCAGATTACATGAACTCCCTTGCCGCTGGCGCTTACTTCGGTATAACTATCTAGTGTATTAATAATATCCTGCGCTTCAGGCGTAAGCTCCCCAGTCTCCTTATCACGGCAGCCGTCAATGTCAAACCCGGCATAACCGGAACCCTCAAACTGAAAGCCTATGCCAAGCAATGTTTTATCTTTCTTGCATCTATCAACCGCTTGCTTGAAGCTTCCCCATGTATTAGATTCATTTGACATAGCATTTTTGCCGTCTTTAGGATTCTTAGGAACCTTTGTGGGCTTGCCGTTGCGCTCTTCCATTTTCCAGCAAACCCATCTGTTTAATAGCCGTAATTCATTTGGTATGTTTATAAATTGTTGCATTCTTAGTAATCACCTGCCTTTGCGCCTTTGTATCTTTTAAAATTATTATTAATCATTCGTGCTTATTAGCTATCGGTGTATAATTATCAGCGTCCATCCCAATCCAGTGGCCATTATAGTAAACGAGAAATTCAGCTTTAAATTTGTTAGTTTCTGAAGTTCTTACACCATACACTGATACGATCATCTTCTTATTACTCTCAAACCTGTTTATTCCATTTACCTCAAACAAGCTCTTCATTCCTTTATCCTTTCACCAATTATTTACCTGCAGACTTCAGATACTTTATTGCTTCCTCAGCTGCCTTTGACAGGTTTATAAAGTCTTCATTGTCTCCACCGCCATCAGGATGCAGTTGCTTTGCTAGTGTACGATACCTGGTCTTTATATCTTCTTCTGATGCAGGTATTGTCTCAAAGCCTAGCACCTTGAAGAAGCTCGGAACTTCAATAACAGGAGGTAGATACTTCATACCACTGACCCATGTCTGAAGGTCGTATATTCCACGCTCTACCATTCTTGCAAGGTCCTCCAGAGCTAGAACAATCTGAGCGAAGGCGTCACTACCGTAAGTTAGTTTTATACCTCTCGATTTGGCTTTCTCTACACTATGGTCAAACCTATACAATTCACCTTTATATCGAAACTCTACCCAGGCACCATGACGGCTGAAATCATAGTTGAATTCTTTAATTCCCAGACGTTCCATAACTCTATTAAGCTTAGCCTCATAGGTTGAGGCATCAGCATATTGCTTTGTCAAACTATCACTCCTTTACTGTAGCTGCAAGTTCATAGTTCCACAGCCCCAGCTTCCCCTTAGCTGGTATCGGATGCTCTAAAATTTCGATATCTTCAAGAATCCATGCATATCTTCCTGGGGTATAGTCTCCAAAAAAGTATTCATTCCCGAAAACATCAGGACCACCCTCTAAACATGCAATGTCATGATATGATTCTTCAGAAACTATCTTCTTACAATCAACTAAGTTACATTTTGCAATAATCATTCCTACAGGCAGTTCTTTGTTCTCAGAATTTCTTATCTGAATCTTACCGTTTCGAATCGGGGTAAATCCATGTAAGCTTAAAACATTACCGAAAGGCCTTTGCATACATATCTCCTTACAATCTCTAGGGAAATTTGCACTTGCATGTATCAATAGGGGACCTCTGTATTTTGTCGCCCATGATCTGGTTTCGATTTTCTTTTCACTGAAGGCTATTAAGCTCGCCCATGGTTGAATTAATGATAATACTTTCATAGCTCTCTCCCCTCAACACATTCTTCTTGTTGTGCGACTCACTGTAAATAGTGAGTCAGCCAATCTTCGGCAAAAAGTTTAGCTTCTTCAAAACTTAAAAAACCTATATCATCATTAAAGTTAGTGTATAAATTTTCATGGTTTATGGGAGAAGTCCGTTTATATCGTGATAATGGTTTCAGCACCGCAAGTCTATAATTTTCAATAGTTTCGGTCGATGATATAAATTTGCTTTGTCGCTCAATTTTAAAAGTTAATCCATTTTTTCTACCTGTCCATTTGTTCTCGATTTTACAATAACTACCAAATTGATTGGCTTTGAACTGTATTTCCATCTTATCAACTCCTTCCCACATGGTACACATTATATTCAAATTATGTCGTCTGTTTCGGTGGAGGAATAGGAGGTCTTTTTGGGTGTCCTAGCTCATACTCTTCTTCTTCCTTCGCTTCATCTTTTGACATAAAAATCCTTACAGTTCCTCTTATGCCTAATGCAAGTAAGCATATTAACAAACCCGAACACACTAAGCTTAATGTCCATACTAATAAATTATCTGGTGTCAATTGTATCACTCCTTTTTTTTATTCAAATCATTCACTCGCTGTCTTCTTACTTTTACCTATAGTAGTCTTGATTCTAGCTATCAAAACCCCGGTTTTTGTGAATTCTGAATTGTCGCTTCTTAGTTTTGACCTGTTCATTTCCAACGACTCAGCCATGGATATGATAATCAAATTATCCAAAGTAATATTAGCCTTATTCCCATCAAGGAAAGTAAGAATATGTCCCTCTGGCACACGACCGTTTTTTTCTTCCCAAATCAACTTGTGCTTTAGTTCCCATACATTGGGTTCAGCTGTCTTAACGAGGGTATATCCATCAACATCTACACGTTCACTACCTACCTGTCTGTGGTTTTTAGGTGTGTTACCTTTTTTGAACCAACCCTTTTCGCTACCAGGCGCATGATATCCCTTTTGCCCTTTATTAGCAGGTATGTGCATCTTTTGGAACCGTCCATCCAAGGCACTGTTTATTTTGTTGTTTGCATAGTATGACTTCAATTGCTTTACTGTGTAGCTTGTCTTGAAGGTGTTATTCAGCAGCTCTGTCATGTCCATTGGACCTACTCCGGTGTAGTGCTCTGCTATAAAGGCTTTTATGTGCTCAGGATAGAGTTTTGTCGGTCTCCCAGCTGGTAGGCCTACCTGTGTTCCGCTTTTTAGATTGTTATTAGTCTTATATGACTTCATTTTCGATTCCGTGAAATTTGTCCCAAACTTAGCATTTACAAGTTCCACAAGCTCTTTTGTGGTTGTGCCTTTTACGTTTTCAGCAATGAACGTTTTCAGTTCTTTAGAGTATTTATAAGGCATATTTACCCCTCCAACATTCTTGGTAGCTTAACTTCTTTATCCCAGCTGTCATCAACCAACCTTTTTGCTTCAAGGACTAGCGCCCCGTTGGAGATTATTTGTGAAGCGACTGAAGTTATTGTCTTTGCTCTACTTATTTCTTCTTGCAATTCTTCACCTTTTAGCTCCTCATCACTCAATCTCTCTAATTGAGCAAACAAATGATTATTTAAATCTCCAAGTGTATTCCTCATCAAATCCTCTCCCTTGCCTTTATTTATCTTTAAAATTTATACCTCTTCTTAACCTCGCTCTCCGAAATCCCCATAGCGCTCAAAATGTCAGCTGCTACAGCTATAGTCCTCATGAACTCAACAGACTTAGATTCATACTTTGCTCTTTCAGCTTCAGTGGTATCCGGATTTTCGATATACTTAAACATATTGCTTATCCTGACGTTCATTTTCTCAAAGTCAGACAGCGCTTCTGCCTTCTGGTCTTCACTTGCTATAAAAACTAAAGTAAATTTGTCTTTATCGAAGCTCAACATACTACTTTCCTCGCGTCTTAGGCCCGCCAATAATTTCACATCCAAGCTTTCTGTATACCTTAGCTCTGTCATATCCCCAGTTTCTGAGCTGTGGAGTCAACTTGTCTATTATGTCATATACTACCGGCTGCTTTTTCCCTTCTTCAGGTCTCATAACCCTACCCACAGCTTGCTGTATGCTTGTTTTATCTCTTTTGGGTGTAGCCTGAATTAATTTATTAAGTATTGGTATATCAAGCCCGAGCTTTGCCAACTGATATGTAGCAAAAAGGTAATGATATTGCCCGGAACGCATATCGTCCATGATTCTTTTACGTTCTGGTTTAGGGGTCTCTCCACAGACAAACGCTGCAAGTCTTCCCTGCTTTTCTACAAAGGTTTTCAGCATCCTGAGGTGCTCTAAATTATCTCCCAGCACCAGGCAGTAATCTGAGCTATCTACATGGTTGATTAGTACACTCTTGAGTATTACGTTACGCGCTGCATCATCCTTCATCTTTGATGTCATGATGGCTACGTTAAGCATCTTGTCCTCAGGAGGCTGATAGAAGAATTCTGTCGGGATGAACTCAACCCTAGGCTTCATTGTCATTAGCCTTGGGTCATCCTGATCTACTTCATAAAGCTTGGGCCCGAGAATATGAAACATACTTTGAATCAGCCCATCGCTCCTGAACTCGCTGGCTGTTAAACCAAATCGATAATATGCCGGGAACTGCGATATAACACCGTTGAACATTCTCAAATTCTTACCATCGCCTTTAAATACCAAGTGGCACTCATCCACAATGATACAGCCGAACCTCTTCACTATGTCAGTCAGATCTCTATTTGCCAGAGTCTGTACCGTAGCAAATGTCATATGACTTCCTATGCTGCACTTATCTCCCTGGATAATACCTATCTGAGCACCGGTCAAGCCCAAAAACTTCTTAGCGCTCTCCATGCTTTGATTAAGGAGATCTAAAGTGTGGGTTATCCATAGAGTAGGCTGCTGTAGCTCATATATGACTCCCATCGCACTTGATGTCTTACCGGCGCCACATGGCATTACATAAACTCCATTGCCTAGAGAGCCTTTTGCACGTCTAGGGAAAGGTTCCTGATAATCCCTTAGCTTTGGTTTTTGAGGATAAATTACATTTTGCTTTAAAAGCCTATTTTCTTGGTATTCGCTACCTCCAGTAAGGAAGAAGAGTCTATCCATATATCCCCTTGGAAGAACCAATGCCCCATCTTCTTCACTATAAAATTTAATTTCCTTCTCAGTACCCCAGAGATTCAGGCCCATGCGTTTCTTTTTTATGTACATGGGATTGTTTATCGTTAGTTCTTTCTTGATGGCCAAGAGGATGTGCACCGGCACATCCCTTAACCTAATCATGCTATCTATTGTTATATTCATTGAGCACCTCCTAATAAATCTCAATATTTATTTCTGCTTCATCCAATTCCCTCTGTGCAGCTTCCCAAACTTCAAAGTCACATACTTGAGCATTGGGGCAGATTTTGCAACCCTCATCATTAGGGAGAGCTTTTACCTGCGTTTCACAGAAGGTTTTTAGAAGTTTTAATATTTCAACTACGTTCTCCATATTTGCCTCCTAGAATGGAAGATCATCTTCGCCCTCTGCAGGATAGAAGTCTTCGCTATTGTAACTACTGCTATTATTGCTGGTAGACTGCCCACTGTCCTTGCCCTTATCAAGGTACTGGACTTCATCAGCTACAACCTCAGTTGCATAATGTCGCGTTCCTTCCTGGTCATCCCAGCTTCTTGTTTGGATTCTTCCTGATACTGCAACAAGTCTTCCTTTGCCGATATATTTACCTGCATTCTCTGCTTGTTTTCCCCAGACAACTATCGGTATAAAATCAGCTTCTGGCTGTCCTTCCTGTTTGTAAATCCTATTAACAGCCAGAGTAAATTTAGCTACTGCAGTTTGACTGTTTGCTGTATATCTAACATCAGGATCCTTCGTTAATCGTCCTACTAATGCAACTTTATTCATCTTATACCTCCACTACTTTGTATTCAGCTGCAGCCACAAGCTTCCCGGGACTAATTTCATCTCTTTCACATTCAATTGGCAGCTGTAATATTTGAGCCTTTAATTTCTTTGGCTTACATAATTGCCTCGCATTGGATTTTCTTCTTGGCATATATCTCAACCTTTCTTAACTATTCTGAGAGCTTAGCGTAAGCTGCATTATGACACATGTACCTAGCACGGCTCTTTTTTACCTTCACAACGTTATCCTTGATATGAGCATCTGCCTCACTTGTCCGTTTACGTTCCCTGTCTCTACCCTCTTTGATTAGCCTGTTTCTTTCAGCAAAGGCTTCGGGGCTCATGCGCTTCATAGCGTCACTCCCTTTACATTCTTAAATCGCTCCAGGTTCCATCCAGTTCCTTTTCTCTCAAGCTCTTCGAAGTCAAGCATCTTTATGCTGCCTCTCACTCCGCTGCAGACGGCTTCCCGGACATCAACCCAGGGGATCAAAAAAGCTCTCTTAATATCATCATTAATCCATATTCCGATGATGAAGGTATTGTCGGCGCCTACCATATCAACAAACTTATTAAGACCTCTTCTTTCGTTTGGCGTTATGCTCTTTGTGTTATATCCTATTGTGGGGTCCTTACGGACCTTAACCTCTAATGCGTATCCCCCACCGGGAGGGATAACAAGCTTATCGAAAACTGTCCCGAAGCCGGCATTAATGAATTTATGGTTCCAGAGTTTTGAGGAACGGAGAGAGGAGGTTATTAGCTCCTCTCCCTTCTCACCTCTATCAACTTTGTCCTTTTGAGTCATTTTCTCGACCATGATTAACCTTCAGTTCCTGTGTCCATAGGAAACATTGACAATTGCTCATATTCTGAGTTGGCCTTAACTAAACTCTGCAGCCCATTTGTCCAGAGCCCATGCCTTTGAATTATCCCAATAAAATCTTCAACTGAGTGCGGTTGTATGTACCACTTTGGATTACCTTGCTTGTCATCCTCACCTCGCGCACAGTGAGTAAGTTCGTGATCCAAAATCGCTTGCCTTATTTCTGGCTTATTAGCAAACCAGATATCTCTATTTATTGTTACAACAAAATCGTATTCAGTGAGATACTTCCATTTTGCAGAAACCTTCTCTGCTCTGCCGTAAATAGTTTTTCCTTTCAGCTCCCACTTGCCAGTACGAAACAAATATTTTATTCTTGCTTCAGCCAAGTGACCATGTATGTTATCTATAAGCCTTGCTGCAAGTTCTTGAACTTCTGGAGCTTCTTTAAGCTCTGGTTTTTCCTTTGGCGGCTTTACGCCCATTCTTCTTCTTCCCATTTATTTAATTTCTCCCTTCCTAAATACTCTTGTATTCGATGAATTGACATTTATGAAGTGAACCTCTTCCGGAGTGTTCTTAATGTACAGCCAGTTATCCGGATTAAGTCCTATACTATTCAGGAATTTCTTCATTCCTTTTGTTAGCCTCTTTCCGTGCTTCATAGCCTGTCCTCCCCTTCAATAATCTTGTTAAAGGACCACTATCTAATCTATCTTCACATTCTTTACAATAACTTGCTTCAGGATGATATACCGGTTTAATTCCACATCTTTCACATAGTTTCATGGCCTGTCCTCCTTACAACCTTCTTACTTTACTGCCTTCGTCTGTCATTTCAACTAATATCTGCTGTGGAAAGCTAGCCTTCATTGAAGCATCATGACTTATGGCAACAATCCGCATTTCAGGATATTTGTTATGAATAGTCTGCAATGCCATGCAATATTCTTCTGTACCCTTCTCATCAAGCCATGAAGGCTCATCTACAAACAACATGCCAAGCTGCAGTCCGACCCTAGAGGCCTTAATGATTGCTAATGCGAATCCAACTGCCAGATTTATTCTTGTACGCTGTCCGCCGGATCTGCTTAGATATGGCATTTCTCCGTAATATGCGTCAGTAGTTATAATATCGAGGGTAGCAATTTCTTTACTCTTATTGCTTTTAACAACCTTTTCAGTCTTGAAATCCACACGCATCCAACCGCCTGTCATTTGGCTTAATATCTCATTAGCATTTGCTTCTAGTTCAGGGATGATATCTCTTATAATCTGATGCGGAATACCATCCTGGCTGAAAGCATTTTGCAATATCTGATATGTATTAACTTGTGATGCCAAATTATCTATCTCAGCTTTAAGCCCCTGCATCTGAACTTCACACTCAGCAATTCTTTGAAGCTTTTCATCAATACCGCCAATGGTACGGTTGGCCATTGCTATTTGTTGGTCTAATAAAACAATTTCTTGTTTTACAGCCTCAAGGTTTAGTTTTATGGAGCTATGGTCTTTATTGTTTTTTTGAATATCAGCAGCCTTTAATTTCTTAAGGTCAATTCCCTCAGCAAGCTCCTTTATTTCAGTCCTTACCATATTAATCTGAGGTTCTATACTTGCTAAATATTGCTTGCCGGATGGAATCTTGTGATACTTGTCCTCATCGTGCTTTAATGCTTCTAGCTCAGTACTAAGTTTTTCGTAACCTTCGCATTCGGCTGTGAGTGTTTCAACTTCTTCTTGCTCAATTTCCGCCTCTATCTGTAGTTCACTGAGTTGCTGCTTCAGGTCTATAAGTCTTTTCTCCAGAGTGGACAATGCTAACTGCTGGGCATCCATAGCAGCTAGTTGCTGCTTCTTTATATTACATTCCCTTTGTCTTTGCAGAAGACTTCCCAGCGTTTCAACTTTATAGCAATTGCTTTCTAATTCAAGATTTTTAACTTGGATTTGCGACTGAAGGTCTGCTGCGATATTAATCAATCTCTCTTTTTCTTGAGCTATTTCCTTCTCAATTCCTGGAACGTGTTCTTTTGCCTCAACAGCATCAGCTAAAAACTTGCATTTAGCATGTTCTGCATCAATACAATTGCTATTCTCAAGCATCTTTGCTTTCTCAGCAGCATTATTAAGCTTTTGACTTAGCCTTAACTCAATTGCTTTAACCTCAATATTGTGAGAAGATAGCTTATTATTAAGGTCATTTAAATCCCCATTAATCCTAATGCACTCTTCTTTTTCCTTCTGTTGTGTCTCAATTAAATCGTCAATATTTTGGTTAGCAGCAAGGAACTCTACTATATTAGGTCTATCCTTAAGAAGCTTATTTGTTTGTTCAATCTCACTTTCAATGTTAGTAATGGCACTTTTTACACTAGCAAGCCTTTGACTCTTTTCATTGAGAGATTTAACCTTTATATCTTTTAGCAGCTTCTTCCCGGATAAGTCAGAAAGCTTATCAACTTTATTTAAGTACATTTCGTGTTGACTGATATAATGGCTTTCGTTGCTCAGGAAGGTACAAGTAGTTGCATAGTTTTTGTCTAACTCATCTAGTATCAATTGCTTTTGATTCTTTGATAACTCCAATTGAGCTACTTCAGAAAGAAGTTGTTTAACTTCCTGCTCTACTTTGGCTGCCTCATCAATAGTGGCTTGTATATTCTTTTCAGCTTCTTTTTGCGTAAGCCGTTTAGCCTCTAAGATTTCTAAAGAAAATAGTTCATTCTCTTTTTGAATTTGAAGAGTTTCTTTTGCTTCAACACTTTCTATGAGTTTGGAGCTTTCATCCTTTTTAGCATTAAGTATTCTGCTGACCTCAAGCCTCTTTTTATCAGACAAGTTCTCTAATTGGTCGTATATTCCGAGACCTAATAGATTTGCCAGAATTGCCATACGATCATCAGATTGTGCTTCAAGGAATAATCCATATTTGTTTTGCATTATCAGTACGCAGCTCTGGAAAGTGTTGCAGTCCATACCTAACAACTCTATAATCTTCTTCTTTGTGTCGTCCATCTTAGAGCAGCTGTGGTCTTCCCACTCGTTCTCCATCGATACTAACTTAGCCAGAGCCAAAGTTCCCTTACCACTCCTTGTCCTGGTCCTCGTAACTCTCCAGGTGTCTTTCCCTAGCATGAAAGTAAAAGATATACTTCCGGATTTCTGTCCAGTTCTGATCCATCCGGTGAGTTCACCTTCTCTTGGTTCTTCAAACAAACAGTCACTTGGAGCATCCATGAATAAGCTTGACTTACCACAACCATTTACACCGTTTACCATGGCAAAGTATATATCCATAAAACTAAAGGTTTCTTCTGCATAGCTCCTATAATTCTTAACTGATATCTCCAGGGGAAGAAATAAGCCGCTTTGTCCTCCTGCTATAGTGGATGCTTCAGCTTGTTGAATAAGCGGCATTGCTTCCTGAATTATCAACTCTGCGTTAGGTAGCTTCTTCTCTTCCAAATATCTTTTCAAACAATCAACTACAGTCAGCTTTTCTGTCATTGCTTCACGGTTCACACTTGCCTCAATGCGCTCAGGACGAATTTCACTGACATAATATGCACCGGCAGACAGTAAGTCGCGCTCAAGTTTCTTTTTATCTAGCGCTTTTTCTGTTGCAGGATCGCATGAATATAAGACCCTAACAACTTTATTTCTGATTTTTTCAATATTCCCAAATCCAGAAATTCCGATTTCGTTATATGCTTGCACTGCATCTTGTGGCCAATTAAGAGTTATGAATTCTGTGTGTGGCGTTTTGATATATCTACTATTGGAGTATCTGTCAAACGGTAAATTTTCATCAATCTCATGTATCCAGAAGCCTTTATCATTACCCTCATCATTAAAAGTTGTTGCATCTATACTTCCTGCATAAAACACCGGCTTCTGACACGCGATTACCTCCTGAGGTCTATGTATATGGCCAAGGCAAGCTATATCGAAATTGCTGCTATCTAAAGCTGATGAACTCAAAACAATTTCATTGGCTTGAAATATATGGGTGCCATTATCCATTTCACAGCCCACTACAGTGTGGTGAGCCATCAATATGAACGGAATACCGGGTGTTAGTTGTGCACTCAAACCTTGTACAATTTGAGACAGTTGCTCGCTGAATATTTGATTTTCTTCTTCTGCAGACAGCCCAGGAAATTGAGCTCTAAAATGTCCTTTATCAAAACCAGGCAACCCTGCCAGCAACACCGGTCCTGCAGCTGTACTGATTGAATGTAAACACGGTATAGTGTAGAAGATTACTTGATGCACAGTGTTTACTCCGACCATTTTTTCCAGTGCATCAAATTGAGCTGCACCATCATGGTTAGGAGTCCCATACAACACTGCAACTGGAGCTATATTTGCTAATACAGTCAGATATTCTGAGGCTAGTTTTACCTCTGCGATTGCCCTATCTGACCACACTCTAGCTGTGTGGAAGATATCACCTGGAATGATAATAATGTCAGGACGTTCATTTACAGCGCATTCAACAAGAGCATCAAGGCAAACTGAAGTATTCGCCATGCGTATTAGTGGATTATCGCATTGAGGGCCAACGTAGGCCCCCAAATGCCAGTCTGCTGTATGTAATATCTTCACTTTTTAGCAGCCTCCTTATCTTCAAGCCTTTTCTTAGCGATACCCTGACACTTAACACATAGAGGCATTTTGTATTTTTTAATGCTGTAATCTGCCACGTTAGCCTTAATCTCTACTCCACAATCAGGATTACCGCAGAAGAATTTTTCAGGCTCTGTATCCGGGTGTTCTCCTGCCTCAACATGCTCATTTACGTCCAATGGTTCTACGTCATAATCATCAGCAGATACAACATTAGTAGCATCAGCAGGAGCTTCTATCTGCTTCACTTCCTCCGGCGCTCCAAGGGTCAGCCCACTACCATAAAGAAGATTACTTGCAGCCATCGACCCGGCGATCAAAGCTCTCTTTGCGTCAGGGTCATTTGCATTAAGTACTGGATATACTGCGATAAAAGGTTTTTTAAGTTCCTCAAGAGAGTATGCTGACTTGATAGCAAATGCTTTTCTTATAACTCTTGAAATTGCTTTACTCTCGGCATGTTCACCGGCAAATTCCTTTAGCTTATCAGCTTGACCAGCCTTTGCAACTGCAGAAAGATCTACTTCTCTTGATGCCTGTATTATCTTCCAGCCTCCGGAAAGCTCCGGGAACTTCATTGTTACATGAGCTGCCACGTTATATCTGGCTTCGCATCCTACACATTTAGGAGCTATACCAGTACGCCCTGCTACTTCAATGCATTTTTCGCATACTCTTGGCTGTATCTTTTTAACTTCCACTATCTGGCCATTGCCAGCATTACACAGCTTCATAAGCGCTTTATGTGTTAATGCAAACATTCCTTTTCCTGCGGATTTTTCTTCATATATTTCTTTATCCTGGAGCTTTGTACTGATTAATACTTCATTGCGCACGTACTTAAAAATTGGATTAATCTCTTGTAGACTCTGCACCGGTATTAAGAGGTTGTATTCATTTGGGTCAAAGTCGTTTATTATGTTTACAGTTTCCATGTTTTCATCTCCCTAATGTTTATTTGATATTTGGTCCTCAATAGCATCCATCATATTGCCTACCTGCCTGTTCATGGCTATTAGGTTCTGCCGGGTGCTTTCAAGGTCGAACTTACTATTTTCGCCGAGCACCTTCGCCCAGTTCTTTATTTGCCCAGTGTGGGCTGTAAGCAGTTTCCCGATGATATCGGAAATATACTCAAAGTCCTTATCTGCAGCTCTCTCAACTTCCACTTCTTTTTCTACTATTGCCGGCTCTACATCAACAGGCTTCATCAGCTCATCAGTGAGTATATTAACTTGCCTTTGCGCTTCCTTTAATTGCATGCGAAGTTCCTCGACTTCCACAGGTTCGGACGAATCATTAATTTGAGATCTGAGCTCCTGTATTGTCCTGTTCAGATTGTCTATCTCAAACTTATGATTGTCGTTCTTACGCTGATGCTCGCTTTGGGACTGCTGTAATGCCCTTTTGGCGGCTTCAGCATCCTCCTTATATCGTTGAGCTGCAAGATAATTTTCTCTAGCTTTTTTCTCTTCAGCTTCCTTCTCAGCTTCTCTAGCCTTCAGCTGAGCTTCCAGCTCCTTGTATTGCTTGTGGGTTGTGATGTCACCATCCATAACAGCTATCTGCAGTTCTGCAGGAGCCGACGTCTTGCTGATAGCAAATAAAAGTGATGGTTGGATGCTTTCTGCGTCTTCGATGTTGCCAAAATTTTTGGCAACATACTCATGTGCTTTTATATAGTTCATTGCTGTTTGATCTGTAATCCCTATGTTTTTACACCACTTCCCAAAAGTACCCTGATAATGATTCGCAAGCTTTTCATGCACTTCTTTAAGCTCTTTGCCTATGGCCAACACCGACATCATCCGGATTTGAGTTATCTTTGCTTCCTTCTCCTGCAGGAAGGCTGCTGTTTCTGTGTCAACTGTGCTGTAATCGAAGGTCTGGGGCTTTTCCTCTTCGATATATCTATCTTCTGGTTTTACCAGTTCTGTAATCACTTTGAGTTCGCTTATTGCTTCCATGTACACATCGCAGTTGTATTCGCCCATAGACTTTAGCATTAGTTTTATTGCATCACCAGTTGAAAGTTTAAGTGAACAACCTTCATTGTGATTACAGTAATATGGACATTCATCATCTTTGAATTCGCACTTTTGCTCTTGTGGAATCACTGTTTTGTCCTCCTTTGGTTCTTCAATTTCTCGTTTGTGTCTATCGACCATGTATTTTACAGGGCAATATTCTTTAACTTTCTCAGCATGCTCAAGAATAATATGCGGTCCTGTTTGCCTAACATTTTCGATTGCACAAGCATCTGACATGCATTCGTGGAAAGGGCACTGTCCTATGCTACAAGATTTATTTTCATCCTTTGATTTCATTTCAGCGTATAGAGCGCAAGCGTAATAGCTTCCTTTGCAGGTATAGTGAAAATACCGATTATGAAGTTCACCATTTTCTCTTGGCCTTATCCAGTCAGCATGCCTTGTATTAACCATATCTCTGCATTGAATGAAAGGCTCGTCCTCTTTATGACTTATATAGTAAGGGCAAACATTTTCTTTCTTATCCACTGCATCCAGATGTTCAGCAAGTTGACCCTCCAAATCACCCTTAGGCTCCCAATCAGTATCATCTTCAACCGGTGTATAGTTATGACAGCTATCATTCTTTTTTACATCCTTTTCTTTGCCGCTCTCGCTATACTTGATATATAGGACAGATTCACCATAATCAATGCCGTATTCACAGTTTGCGCAAGTGCCATCTATTTCGTCGGAGTCTTCTTTTGCTTCTCCAAATAACCTACCCACAAGCTCTTTCTTTGCTTCCATACCCTTTTTATTTGCAGTACAGCTGACTGATACAACTCTGCGGCAATCATCAAGGTCTTGGTTATAACTTGCCCCTAAATCCGGATGCTTCTGACAGAATGCAATGATTGACTCCATAAACTCATGATCCAGGGACCATATGCGAATTGTGTTTTTATCATCCAGGCTGCCATGCCATTCGTTCTTATGATTCGGCGGTTTGCTGCCAGCGCGACATTCATACTTTTTATGTACCGGAGGCCAGCCTTCTTTTACGTCTACCCTAAAATGACAACTCTCGCATTTCGGATTGTTTGGATCCGTGTAACCAGTCACCCCTGCGGTACTTGATTTCTTAAACGCAATACCACACTTGGTATAGAAGGTATTCAAGACTAATACCCCCTTGCATTTTTGCGGGCTCTTATGCGGGCTCTCTTGTACTTGTCTGTGACTCTTCTATTTGGATGGTCCACGTCTTCCCTCTCCATAGTGGCCCTCAAAATACTTCTTTGTATTTTTCTTATAAAACTCATCATTCTGCCCTCCCTTGATAAAATTAGTTGCCAGTGTTATACTGGCATTGAGAATATTTTCTTTTGTGCCTCTATGTGGGCACTTTTTTTATAGAATTTCATTTATAAGCTGTACTACAGCTGCAGCTTCATCGTAACTAAATTCTGCCTCTATAAACTTGATTGTTTCCCTCTGATAATCTACAAGGATAACTCCTTTTCCTATCTGGTAAGTAGACATTGTTAGACTAAACTTAACTGCTGGTTCTTTTTCAGGTTCTTTAGCATCAGGACATAGGTCATCTGATTTCGAGAAGCTTTCCTCTTTGGTTATTAAATTTGCTGAGGGTGTTTCTTCCTGAATGTTTGTAGGAGCAATTTCATTTTGAATACTGTTACCAAACTTCATACCAGCCTCATTAATCCATCTTTTTGCTGTAGACATTGATACAATAAACTTTTTAGCAACTGCCTTTGCTGCTTCGTTTGAGGTTTTGCATCCCTTACATATCTCCGCAAGCGCCTCCTTACTTGGTCCTTCAAGTTTCTTTCTCATTTCATCACCTAACCTTTCTATTGTGATTCGATTCCTTTGAATGTCGAACTTGTCCAATGTTTCTTTGTAGTTTCCCAAATCAACTGTTACAAACTTATCCGTCTCATGTACCACTGAACATACATATTGAGATTGCATACCTGCTCTCCCTATTTTAATGACCTTAATACGTTCGCCTTTTATAAGCTCCAAATTGAAGCTTAACGATAACCCCGGCCCAGGATCCTTTTGTCCTTTAGGATGTTGAATTTTCGAATTAATCTCCTTCATTCACCTCACCATCTTTCGTATACTTGTCCAATAATAGGCCATTGTAACATCCCTGCTTAAGGTTCTTTGCCACCATACCGTTCTTACAGCTCTGTCTTCCATTAATCCCTTTGTTGCATTCCCAGCATGCTACATACCATCTGCCGCCAAGGTTTTTAAAGCTTCCTTTAGGATCCATTTGGTAAACACCTCTTTAGGTATATTTTCTTTAAGCTCTCATCGTCTTTTACACGCTCTAGCATAGTAGCTATATCCCCATAAGCTGCTGCAGCTTCTTTGTTGCCGGAAGCTTCTGCGGATTTCTTTCTTTCTTCGAAGAATCCGCTCATGAACCAGATGTTTTCATCCTGAAGCTCCAGCCTCTCACGCATTTGTTTAACCTCAAATGAATTCATGCTATCCCTCCTAGATAAGTATTTTGATATATACAAAAGTCAGAGATGCAAAGGCAATTATAAAACCCCCAGCATATATAGAAGCGTATTGAGCTTTATCAGACATATTATTTATCCTCCGTTGCATTTGCCTTTAGCTCGTCAATGACTTTGCGAGCTGCTAACTCAAAGTCAGCAAATACATTTGGGGATATCTCAGTCTTTGATACTTCTAGCAGACAATGCCTTACTAATTCTATTAACAAATCATTATTCAATGTATTTACACCTCCTAAATTACTTCTTGACCGGTTACTGGGTCATAGCCATATCTCAGCCTGACCTCTGGAAAACCAAAAGCACATTTACCGGTTCTGTCGCTGAATTCATCCGCCCAGCAGCGTTTATACAGTTGAATATGTTCTGCCGATATTGGCACCTTAGGCTGCAGGGCGCTGTTAACCAGATTTGCTATACGCTGGTTGAGGATGTGCTTACCTATCCTTGACTTATAATTGATTGATTTGTCCTCTCTATGCCTATTTTCAAATCCTTGTTGAGACTCTATCATTGCTACTTCTAAAGGTGTAAACTGCCTGTCCGGACATCGAGCATTCATATACACACAAATTGATTTTTGTCTCTCTGTGGCCATGTCCACACCTCCCTATTCGTATTCCGAAATCCAGTAGCCATAGTTCATGAGTGCTTCGCCTTCTATCCAGCCATCCACAGGAAGAAGACCAGGAAACCATATCGGTTTAAATTCTGTGCTTCCCTTTTCTTTAAACCATAATGTTTTACCATCCAGATAGTATTCGGTTATGTAGATGGCATTAGTCCAACCCGGTGGGTAGTGGATGATTGTGTACTGTCCTTCGATTATTTCAGGAGCTTTTTCGCTAGCCTGCTCTTGGATGGTAGCTTGGAGATTTTTAATTTCAGATGATTGATATCTTACTGCTACAGCGAGAATCAATATTGCTATTATTAAACTTAGAAAACTGAGTTTGCTTCGCGTTGTTTTACTCATATTCGTCCTCCCTACTTTCTTAGTTCAGCTCTGCAAGTAGGACAAATGTTCTTGCCCTTGTGGACTATCACGCCTTCTACTCGTCCACAGAATATGCAGCCGGGTTCGTACTTCTTAAAGACGATATGTTCACCTTCTGTAAACACTTCTAAAGCATCGCCTACGTCGATATCCATGGTTCTCCTGAGCTCCTTAGGGATAACAACCCTACCCAGCTCATCAATTTTTCTTACAATACCTGTACTTCTCATTTGTATTCCTCCTTTTTTTAATTAAGCTGTATGAAGCCTTTTGGATTCATACAAGCTTCAATTTCTGATACTTTAAGTAAAAAGTCTCTGCCATTTGTGATATAAGCCTTAAGCTCACTGCTGTATATTGTTTTATAGAATACCTCCTTCCCAATCCTATATATTTGTACTGCTTCTCTTAACTTAAAAAACGTTTTCATTTATATCACTCCTAAAGCTTATTAGGCTTTAATATGGTAGATACCGATGCTTGCAATGTATGTTAAACTGGCTTACTAACTCGCAGCTTTCATGTATTTAATGAATCTCTCTGTGTTTATGTAATATACCCACCTTTCTCCCTCAACAGCTACTCCAAAATCAAATTTGTTCTGCTGAAGTGCCAACTGAAGAAACCTTGGTGTAACCCCCATTACTTGAGCAGCTTCTTGTATCGTTAGTTTTAGTGGCATATTATTCTTAATATCATTAAAAGTAGTTAAAGTACTCAAACTAACCCCTCCTATGCAGGTATCTCACAAAGAAACTTGTTAATAAAATATATTTGTCCCTTACCAGTAACCTTTGTAGTCTTGGTTACTCTGACGCTACCATCCGGATTGCTAATAGTATTTTCCTTTACCTCAAATAGTTCCATATCCATTGACTTTTGAGTTGGCATGTTCTTACTGTTACCACTTTTGATAAGGTAACCGTTATTTCTTAACCATTCAAACAATCGCTTTTGACCAATGTCGTATCCGTTCTGCTTGATTATCTTTGCTAGGTCCCCAATTAAGATTGATGTGTGAGACACCTCAACAGCTTCTGCAAAGAGCACCTTTGGCTTGTTTTTTTCAATTTTATTTTCAGCCAGAGCAAGTTTGTCCTTATATGTTTCAATCTTCCAGTTTGCTATCTGCAGAGCTCTTGCCATAACCTGTTCCGGACTATTCCAAGCACGTTCTACTTGAATGAAATATTCTCTGATTGTGTGAGCTTTTTCTCCACCTGATACCATGCAAATGTGTTTTGCTATATCTAGAGGTACTATATAGTCTGTTGCAGGTCTTCCACCTACCACAGAGGTTTCTCCCAAAATTGTGATAAACTCTCTGCCCTCTTGCAATCCTAATTTTTCAGCTTGATATGTAAACCAATCTGTAAATCTTTTTGCTATACCTAATTTTTCGTGTAACTCTCTTGCTGAAACTGCTTGCTCATTATTCTGATTAACCTTGATTTTTACTAGTTCATCCATCTACTCTACCTCGCTTTCTTTTGATACTTCATCCGGAAATAGTTGATCTAGAGGCGCTTTAAGAACTTCTGATATCTTTCTTGCGTTCGCTAAACTGGGTACGCTTACTCCATTCATCACATCATAGAAATAAGATTTCGATAATCCAGTCTTTTCAATAACTCGTGAGATTTTAAGGGCCTTTTCGTCTATAATTTCTCTAATTTTGTTTCCCATTTCATCACCTCCTGTACAAATATTACCACTTTACCGAACTTTTTCAAATTTGCTAATTACCTGTTTAGCGAACATAATTTACCGTTTTGCCGAACTATGTCGTTTTATCTGAACGATTCTTAATATATCTTCGATTTTCTTGTTTACTTTACCGAACTTAGTGATATAATAAAAGTATGGTTTACCGTACTTTTATTAAGGAGTGAGTTAAATGAATGTTGGAGAAAGAATTAGAATAATTAGAAAAGAAAAAGGTCTATCTATAATGCAAATACGAGAAAAGACTGGCTTATCAAAATCTACAATTAGTGAAATAGAAAATGATAAAAGTAGTCCCTCACTTGATACATTAAGTAAAATAGCTCAAGCGCTAGATAAACAAATATATGATTTAATTTCTGATGAAGAGATCAATATTGAGGAGATAACTTCAAAAGATGCGCTTGATGAAAACAGAATGTGGTCCTATTTAGTGAAAATAGCTAAGAACGACGAAAAACTAAGAAAAATACTTGAACCTGCAATTAATAACAATGGAAAAGTATCTCTTAAAAATATAGTAATTGATATAGAAACATCAAGGGGAACCCAACCGTACAAATACGATTTTGTAAATAACACTGTTAGTCGATATGATGCCGATAGTGTATATGAAGAGCCTACACAGTATGGCACGCAAGTAATTTCCAAGTACGACACAACTGATGATTTTAATGATCCCGACATTAGAGCTATAGCAAGAGCAAGTAAAAACTTATCAAAAGATAAAAAAGATTTATTAAAGAAACTTGCAGAGTCAATGATTGAGGAAGCGGAGAATGGCAACGAAGATAATTAATAAATGCAGGTATTCATATGTGTACAGAATGGTTTATTTGTTCTTGTTAGAAAATAAGATCACTAGATTACCTATTGATCCATATGATTTATTAACAAAAAATAAAATTACCTTAAGAACATACAGATATTACGCAAAGAAACATAATATATCGGTTAAAGATATTATAGATGCTTATGGCAGTGAAGATGCATTTACTGCATATAAAGGGAATATTCACTCCATAGCGTACAATGATTCGATAAAATCAAAAGGGCGAATACTATTTACGCTAATGCATGAAATTGCTCATATCTACTTGAAGCATTTAGAAGAGTTTGATAAAACTATAATTTCTAGGGGAGGATTAAGCGAGAAAGAATATAAAGCGTTAGAAGATGAAGCTAATTTGTTTGCAGGAGAAATTCTCTCTCCTTCTCCCGTGTTACTTTCAATGAAATCTGTTTCCATTAGTTTTTTGCAAAAACATTGTGGCCTTTCAGTTCAAGCTGCCAAAGTTCGTATTAATCAAATTATCGAAAAAAAATCTAGTTTATCAAAAACATATACTTCAAGAATATTGAATATCTTTTATGGTTATATGTATACCAAAACATGTAACCTTTGTAATTATACATACTACTCCAAAGAAGCGAGATATTGTCCTATATGTGGAAATAAAAAATTACTATGGGAGGATGGTAAGATGCGTTACAATGATGGCTATGAATTAGATCCTGAAGGGCGAGCCCTTATGTGCCCCAAGTGTGGAAATAGTGAATTAGGTGAAGGCGGCTATTGTATCATATGCGGAACTTATATAGTTAACAGGTGTATAAACGAAAATGAGTGCGGAACAATCGCACCCGGGAATGCTAGGTACTGTTCAATTTGCGGTGCTGAAACCACTTTTTTTCAGGATCAGTGGCTAGCTCCTTGGAATGTTGTAAAAGAAAATATGGAATTTGAACAGGAAGTTGCCACAAATAAAGATATTTTAGAACATGAGTTTTTTCCAGCTGAAGATGAGGACGATTTGCCTTTTTAAAAACTATTTGATGGATAGTAAATTTTTTATATATAATAATCTTTATGGTTATAAGAAAAATGAATTAGGTAGGTGGTAGAATGGCTGAAGAAAAGAAGAAAAAACCAAAAAATAAGCCTTTAAAAAGATTCAATGGTCAAGGTACAGTATATAAGCTATCTGGAAGAAGAAGAAAACCTTGGGTGGCTGCTGTTACTGTTGGGCGCTCTAAACTTGAAGGCAATAAAGTTATACAAGAAAGAGAAATCTTAGGATATTTCGAGAAAGAAAGTGAAGCTGAGACTGCTTTACTAATGCACAATGCTGGACTATCACCACAAAAATCTACAATGACCTTGGGACAGGTTTATGAATCATGGTCAAAAGTAAAATTTGCAGAAGATATAAGTAAAAGCACCAAAGATGGAATAAAGGCTGCGTGGAAAAGATTTTCTAAGATGGAGAATAGCGTATTTTGCGAACTTCGCTCAGACCATTTCCAAGAAGCCATTAATGAAGCCAGAGACATTGAAAAGGTAAGCGAATCTACTTTAACAAAAATGAAGTCACTAGTGTATACTCTTTGTGAATACGCTTATCAAAATAGCATCATCCCGAAAAACTTTTCAAGTCTTATCAAGATTGGTAAGGTAGAAACAAATGAAAGGGAGCCCTTTAACGACTTGGAAGTAGAAATCTTTAGGAAAAATATATACAAGGTGCCTTGGGCAGATACTATCTTAGTACTTTGCTATACAGGAATGAGAGTTTCCGAAATGCTCATGCTTACAAAATTTAATGTTGATATGGAGAATAAAGTTATAACCGGAGGAATCAAGACTGATGCTGGGAAAAACCGTATCGTTCCTATTCATCCTCTAATTTATCCAATTTTCATAAAATGGTTCAACAAGAACGGAGATACTATATTTTGTGATGAGAAAGGTAAGTCGTTATCAGCAAGAACCTATCGTGAGAAAAAATTCGCACCAGCCTTGGAAACTATGGGGGTACGTCCTTTAACTCCTCACTCGTGTCGGCATACCTTCGCCACAATGTTAAATAGAGTTGAAGCCCAACCAGCTAACATTCAGAAGCTTATAGGCCACGTAGTAGGCTCAGATACCACAGATAAAGTTTATACACATCCGGAAATCGAAGATTTAAGAAAGACTATAGAGATGCTAAAATAGTGACGGTTGCTAACGCGTAGCTAACAAATTGCCTTTTATAAATTGCAATTGCTATATCTGGTTTTGAATGGGGTTCAAGAGGTCGCAGGTTCAATTCCTGTCACCCAGACCATTATTGAGATGAGAGTGCTGGAAGGCACTTTTTTTATTGGAAAAAGATTTTTACTATAAAAAAATAACACCCATAATCCTGTTTTGAGATTTTGGGTGTTTTGTTTAATTTGTATAGAATAAGTTCTTAAGTTCTGCACCTGGCTCCATATTACTGAGTTATTATCTCCATCGCTGTAACACTCTTAATTCCGGGATGCGGTGTGAAGTATGGAGTTAAGTATCCTGTTACTTTTATTTGATTTCCCAACGAACCAGGATTACTTTGCATGCCGAAGGTTGGCCTATAAGCAGTTGGAATCTGCACATATATCATTTTAGCTGTATCTGTTTCATTAGGATTATCTGCCAAAGCCAAAGCATAATCATTCGGGAATGAGCTTGTTATAACGGTACTCTCAGATATTGGCTGTCCAACCACATATCCCTTAACAGTTTTGAGTGTATTGTTTTGATTCACTATAGCCTGTGCTACAGAGTAAGGATATTGATATGATCCATCCCCTAAAACAGTAGTTACTGTAACGTTACAAGCGGCTGTTTTTCCGCCATCTACCGTAGTTACTGTTATCACTGCTGTTCCTTGCGCCTCAGCTGTAACAACTCCATTTGATACAGAAGCAACTGCTGTATTGCTGCTTGACCAAGTAACAGTTTTATCAGTAGCATCAGCCGGTGAAACAGTAGCTGTTAATGTCTGCGTACTTCCTGCATTCAGAGAAATTGCAGTTTGATCCAACGTAACTCCAGTTACATTGATTTGCTCAACCAATTCCTCCATGGCTGTAACACTTTTGATACCGGGATGAGGTGTGAAGTATGGAGTTAAATAGCCTGTTACTTTTATTTGATTTCCTAGAGAACCAGGATTGCTTTGCATGCCGAAGGTTGGCCTATAAGAAGTTGGAATCTGCACATATATCATTTTAGTTGTATCTGTTTCATCAGGATTATCTGCCAAAGCCAAAGCATAATCATTCGGGAATGAGCTTGTTATAACGGTACTCTCAGATATTGGCTGTCCAACTACATATCCCTTAACAGTTTTGAGCGTATTATTCTGATTCACTATAGCCTGTGCTACAGAGTAAGGATATAGCCAAGATCCGTCTGCTACCGTTCCTTCAGTTATTGTCACATTGCAGGTAGCTGTTTTCCCACCATCTTGTGTTGTTGCTGTTATAACTGCTGTTCCTTGCGCCTTTGCTGTGACAACTCCATTCGCTACAGAAGCAACTGCAGTATTGTTACTAGTCCAGGTAACAGTTTTATTTGTTGCATCGCTTGGTATGATGTTTGCTGTTATTGTTTGAGTACTTCCTACATTTAGAGACATAGCTGTTGGAGTTAATGTAATACCGGTTACACTAATAACCGTACTGATTGGGCCTTGTGGTGCATTGTATGAACCGTATGCAAATGTGTTTGTATTCCATGGATCGTAAGTTGGAGTTGCCCATGGTTCTGCTTGAGTGGTATTCTTTTCTACGTCCGCCATAGGTATTGGTGTATTTATTCCTTGAGTATGATTGACATCATCAAAGCCAATATATGATTCCGGCGTTGCAAGCCAGTCAACTATATTAACTGACAACAAAGCCGCATTTCCTGCATCGACATATCCGTTATATGTTGACTTTGTAGCTCCTGATCCTTCATGCTTATACTTAGGAGTAATGTCTTCTATTGGAGAAGAA